CGCCCCTGTCGTTGCCGAGCGCCAAAGAACAGGCCGAAACTGAGAAGTCCAAGGCCGAGACGATCAAGATCTACGTGGAGCTTGGCCTACTGCCGACGCTCGCGGTCGAAAAGTCGCTGCAGAACCAGATCATCGAGAGCGGGGTCATCCTCCCCGGCTTTGATGATGCGGCAGGCGAGTTGGACGAGATTGAGCGTTTCCCGTCTCTCGCTGGCAGCGACGGCACCGATCCATCTGCACTGCAAGCGAAGGGAGGTGATCTTGCCTTATCTGCCGACGATCCGGCTGGCGGTGGAAGCGCTGGCCGGCGTCGTGCTGTCAATGATGCTGCGCCGCGGCCCCTTTACGTCAGCCGCAAGGTCAAGAACGTCGGCGATCTGAAGGCCTGGGCGAAGGCGCAGGGCCTGCCCGAGCTGGACAATGATCTGCATGTGACGATCGCATTCAGCCGGGCTCCGGTCGACTGGATCGCTATGGGCGCATCGTGGGCCGACTATACCGGCAAGGGTGCTGGGGATCTGCTGGTGACTGCCGGCGGGCCTCGGTTGGTCGAGCCACTCGGCGACCGTACAGCTGTACTGCTGTTCGCCTCGTCCGACCTATGCTGGCGCAACCGTGAAATGCGTGAAGCTGGGGCCTCGTGGGATCATCCAGACTATCAGCCCCATATCTCGCTTACCGGCCAACCCGTCGATCTGACGGGCGTCGAGCCTTACCGTGGCAAGATCGAGCTGGGGCCGGAGATTTTCGAAGAGATCAGAACCGATCGCACATCGTGATGTCACATTCACAGAAAATGGCGGCAAGTTTCCCCGCCGCCACTTCTACTGAGCGCCGCCCAGTCCAGACAGGAGAACTCTGATGATCCCTTGGTTTGTTGTCGACATAATTGATCGGTTAGCTTTCGCCTTCGGCTATCAGACCTATGTCACCGCGCGCACGAACGGTTTTGGTGCCGATCGCGTTCACTTCATCTATGCCCCTGATGCGGAGCGACTGCCGCGGCTTAAGGCTCGCAAATGACAAAGGGGCCGACCAAGGCCGACCCCTCCCGTAAGCTCGGTCGTTGGAACGACCGGTCTCGCTGTAGCATGAAGAGATTCGCACGGCGCGTGTTCGTAGTCAACGGCGCGTGATCCGTGGGCACCAACCCCAACGACCCAGAGAACGGCGACCGCGGCCGTACAGCGGAGGAGGCAGCAGCATTGGCGTTGCTGCTGGCGCGTCGCCGCTACGACCTGCCGCAGCTCATTCGCCAGACCGGCGCCCGCACTAAGCCATTCCGACGCATCGGTGCCACTGAGGCGCTTCGGTCCAGCATGGCAGGTCCATACTTCGACCTCGTCCGCGCTTGGCAGGCTCAACGCCCTGCCCTCCTGACCGTTTACGCGTCGGCACTCCCGACCGGGAACATGGGCGAGGTGCAGCGCCAGGTAGATGCCAGCGCTGCGGAGATTGAGCGCCAGCTATATGGGCTGAAGTGGCGGTTCCCTGCGATCCTGACACGCATTGAGCAATGGCACCGATTGGAGTGGCTGCGGCGCGTTCGCACCAGCACCGGACTAGACGTCGGGGTCTTCACTGCGCAGTCCGATGTTGCGGAGACGGTCGACAATACGCGCGTCTGGAACGAGCAGCTGATGGACGATGTCCATCAGCAGGCAAAGGGCCGGATCAGCGCTGGGCTTATTGCTGCGCTAGCGGTTGGCGGGTTCGTACGGCGATCGGATGCGCCGCGTGGTGCTGATACGGTCGGCCTTTCGGCTGACGAGGTGGTTACCGACGCGTTCGCGAAGGCCAAGCAACGGTCCGCTGCGATTGGCGTGGATCAGGCCGATAGGGTAATCGGTGGCATGACGACGGCGCGCCGGCAGGCGGCTGGCCTCAACCTGTGGGTTTGGCGTCACCTCGATCCACAACGTCATCCGCGTCCGGAACATCAGGCGCGCGACGGTAAGGTCTACTCGGATGCTACAGCCCCTCGCGACGGCGTTGGCGTTCTACCGTTTTGCAAGTGCTGGTCTGAACCACTGTGGCAGTGACGGATCAGCCGTAATAGCCCCGCCCCCACCTCTCTAGCCTCCGCCCAAACGCTGGAGGTTTAGCATGTCCGTTCCGTCGATCGTCAAAGGTGGGTATTTCACGGTGGCGGTCGAGGCCGTCCCCGGTAGCGGCACTTACACGGCGATCTGCGGCCTGAATGCCCGCACGCTGACGCATCAGATCAACACTGCGGACGAGGCGGTGCCGGACTGCGACAACCCCGAGCAGATCCCGTGGCGGATCATGAACTCGACCAGCCAGCAGAAGGACATCGGCGGCACCGGCCTGCACAACCGCGCACAGAGCGACCTCATCCGCCAGATTTACGGCAAGACGCTGAACTATCGTTTCATCGAGGGCGAGCCCTTCAACGATGCTGTCTCGCAGGGCTACTGGCAGGGGCCGTTCAAGTTCACCAACTGGGTCGAAGGCGCCAACGACGGTGCCAACGTCACTTCGCAGTTCTCGTTCGGCAGCGATGGCCAGATCATCTGGGTTCCGACCGTCGCCGTCGTGCCGACGCTGGCCGCGCTCACCGCCACCCCGCTGACGGCCACCACCGGACAGCCATGGACGGCCACGATCAGCGGCAAGACGCAGAACTCGGTCATCACCGCATCGTCGCCGGGTGTTACCCTGTCGGTCACCGACAATATCGTGTCCGGCACGTTCCCGACCGCCGGCAGCAAGACGGTGACGCTGGTCGAGACGCTGGCGGGCGCAACGGGCAGCCCGAAGACCGGCACCCAGACCGTCGTCGTCTCGGCGCCGTAAGCAGTGCAGACCTGGGCGGACCTTCCTTTTGCGAACGGCGTCTACCGGTTCGCGCTCGATATGGGGGGCATCCTCGCGATTGAGGATCGCCTGAATACGGGTATTGGCGGGATCCAGGCGCGCACGCTTGCGGGTAGGTGGAGCCCGCAGGCCGATCAGTTCGACCCGACACAAACCGAATATCGCTTCAGGGAATGCGTCGAGGTCGTGCGTGAAAGCCTCATCCGTGGCGCGTTTGCGATCGTTGATGGGGTTGAGCAGCGGGTGACAGTCGAGCGCGCCAACACCCTGATCCGCGATTACGTCGACCACGTCTCGCCGCAGCAGATGCCGATCAACGACGTCTGGGCTTTGGCGTGGGCGATCATCAGCGGCCGGATCATCGGCTTCACGGACGAGACGGAAAAAAAAAGCCCAAATCCGGGAAACTAGCAGACCCTGACGAGCGCATCAGCCGGGCCCGGTTCTTTACCAACTGCCTCAAGATGCAGATGCAACCGTCTGAAGGGCTGGCCCTCTCATGGCGAGATTATCACGGCACCCTCGCCATGTTCATCGCCGACAGCAATCCGGAGTGCGAAGAAGAGGCCGACGCGCCCAATCCCGCATTCGTCGCCAGCCACCTTGCCGCTGCTGAAAAGGCCGGCCTTGTAAGGACGCTTCACTGATGGCCGAGGTAGTCGACAGCATCGTCGCAAACTTGGAGGTTCGCTACGCTCAATACGTGGACGGCTTCGAGAAAGCGACGGCAGCGCACGGCAAGTTCAAGAAGTCGGTCGATGCGCTGAAGACGCAGACGTTCGACCTGCAGGCTGAGGGCCAGAAGTACCGACAGGGCGCCAACACGATCGCCAATGCCGAAGAGCAGGCGGTCGAAAAGATCAAGCGTGTCCGGCGGACCAAGACCGCCGAGGCCAAGCGCAATGACGAGGCGGAAGTCGCGTCGGCCAAAGCTGCCGCGAAGGCGAAGGCCGATGCGGAGATCCGGGAGGCAGAGCGGAGCGCCCGGTATCGCGCTATTGCCGAGCGAGCGGCCGCACGTTCCGGCCCCCTGCCCGCGGCAGTTGGCGGCCGTATCGGATCGACAGTAGCTCGTGAGGCCACAGGCCAACGCAGTATCCCGACTGCATTGCTGAACGGTACGTCGGCGACCGCTGTGGCGGCTGGTGAGGTCGCTGCGCAGAAGGAGGTGAACGCTCTCCTTGCTGATCAGGCCGACCTGCAGGCGCGTGCCGCCATCGCGACCGGTCAGGACAAGGTTCTGCTCCGCGATAAGGTCAACGAATTGCGGTACATTAAGCAGCTTCAGGCGGCGGGGCTGGATGATGCTGCCATCGCGCTCCGACTTGATG